TAAAACCTTGGGGCCATTGGCGTGTATTGTACTGCAATGCACCATCCGTCAGTGTTCGTTTCGATCCATTTTGCCACCATCGGCAATATGGTCTTTTCCCCGTGGAATCCGTACACAACATCGCCAACCTTGCACGGCAGCACTACCAGCCGCCCGTCCTTGTCGTCTTTCATCAGCTCCACCATTCGTGAGATGGAGCAACCACAGCCGGAAAGTGTTTCCTCAATTTCCCGAGCCTCTGCGCACGCCTGCGGGGATAATCTAGAATCTTCATATGCTTTGAGCCTTTCCCATACCTCCTTCTGCGTGCAGCTTCCATCATACTTACACGGCAGTTCGCGGCACTGCGCGATGTCGCAGAAATTGCCCTCAAACGTTAATCGCTCCAAAATTTCATCTCCTTCCCGATGTATTCACAATATGCTTTCTCAAGGCGCGCGCCTGCGCTTTCTTTTGCGTTCGGCAGGAAAACAACCGCGTCCGCCACGTCGATCATCGCCATACAAATGCGCATATAGTCCGCAGCCTCCATCCCCTCCGGCAGATCCGCCGGATTCAGCACGATGTTCCCACACATCCGCAACCCCGTTGCCGCTCTTTGAAATTTCGCCTGATACCCCTGATCGCCCGTGATTTTACCGGCTATGTAGACTTTCATGCCTTTTCTCCTTCCTCCGGCGCTTCCGGCAAGCCGCGCCATTGCCATTTGTCGGTTTCACTCCCGTATCCGCTGCACGTTAGGCACACGCAGCTCTCCCGATTGCCGCATCGGTCGCAGTCCTCCTGTCCAAACACACTGAGTTCATCCACACACATTGTTGCATATTTGCAATATGTGCATCCGCTTTTCCTGAGTTCGCCCAGCAGCGCGTCCCTCTCTGCTTCTGCCTCCGCCTGCTTTCTCTGTGCGAGGGCAATCACCATGTCCTTCCACTCAAGTTCTCGCCTAAGACTTTTTATCTCGTCCGATTGCCCATCTGTCAACGCACGCAGAAATTCAATGGATTTCTCATACGCTATTTTCTGCGGACGTTTTACTTTCCCAAGACTCGCGCCTTCGCGGAGCGCCACATTCTCGGCGGTCAGGCGCTCAATGATGTCGGCTGCTTCTCTCAGCGCATCTGTTACGCAATCATCGTTTCCGGACAATGGGCAGGTTGGACAATTCCTTGTACTCGTTTCGCAAGAACATAGTCGCAGCGCCTGTATAATTTCCTTGTCTGTCATAGCGTCACATCGCCCCTCCTATTTTCCGCTTCCCTCTTGCCGCCCTCCGGCAGTTTCTCGCCCCGCCATCGATCATCTGGCTTATGTCGATGATCTCGGCGCGCTTGTCGTAGCCCGCGTTCCGTTTAGCCTCATATGCAAGCCACGGCTCGCAGGTAGCCCCACAGCCCGGTCCTCGTCGCGGGCAATCCTTGCCGCATGGTCCGGCGTATTTTAGCCTGATCATGTCTTCCTCTTGACCTGCACCGTCACTTCTGCCTCCCAGCACTCCGGCGCGCGGATGACGATCTTCTTGTCTCTGCCTTCTTCCGGGTCGCGGACGCTGACCAGATAAAACGTCATGTTCTTGTTCTTCTGCGGGTACTTCTTCGCCCGGATAGGCTTTCCCAGCTCCGGCATCAGCCGGGGATAGAGCCCGGAAATGATATCCGGAATGACGATCCAAGTATTCAAGCCCCATCCTCCATCATCTGCCGGATCGCCGCCCTCTGGAAATCGGACAGCTCGTCCCCGTGGTGCTGCACGTTGTACCCCGGCTTCTTCCCCGGCTGTGACGGCGCGCCCTTCTCGTGTTCTTTCGATTCCCATGTCAAAAACTTCTGTTTCCAGTTCCGTACGGGGTCACCCTTCCCGTCGACCCAATTTCCGGCAGAATAATAGTCGAAAAATTTCTGTGCCAGATTCGGGACTCCACGCTCCTTCGCGTATGCGGAAACATCTTCCAACGTAGGTGGTATAAATTTCTTACGTTTCTTCTCAGAAATAGAACTACTCTCTTTTCTATTTCCATTTCCATTTCCTAAAGGTAATACCGTGGTATTACCGCAAGCACTACCATCAGCCATACCAGAGTTATCATTTTCTTTGTTCCAACGCTTGCTGATGTTCTCCCTTTGACGCTGGCAATGTTTGTCTCTTTTTTCGATTTCAAGCTCCATCCGGCGATTAAAGTACTTGCCGTCCTCATCCTTCTGAAACTTGCTCATAACCTCGTCTGACGGCTTTTTGACAGCCCGTATGATTTCCTGCATCGTCATATGCCCGCGCTCTCTTTGGAGGCACAGGAGCGTGATATACTGCCCACGCTCCCGCATATCCATCAAGGCACAGCCGGATAGGAAATCCGATGTGTAAAACAAGACGGCAGGGTCTTTGTTGTTTGCCATCCCGCCACCGCCTTAGAACGGCGGCTGATCGCCGTCATCTTCGTCCATCATCGTAAACCCGCCGGGGTTTGCCGGGTCCTTCGGCTCCGAAGATTTCTTTCCTTCGCCGAAGTAAACACGGTTTGCTACGACCTCGGCAGACCGGCGCTTGTTCCCGTCCTTGTCCTTCCAGTCGCGCAGCTGCAATCTACCGTCCACGACCGCTATGCTGCCCTTGAAGAAGTATCCGCTGACAAAATCCGCTGTTCCCTTCCACGCAACGCAGTCAATGAAATCCGTCTCTTTCTCTCCGCCCTCCGGCGTAAAATCCCGGTCGACAGCGAGCGTGAAGGATGCAACGGACGTTCCGCCCTGCGTCTTTCTCAACTCCGGGTCTCGAACCATTCTTCCCATAATAACAATGTGGTTCAGCATTTGCCGTCCTCCTTTTCGGCAGTTTCCCGCTTTCCAAAGTAGACTTCCAGGACGTCATCGAAACGATACGAGGGCATCTTCTTGTACGATTCAGCGAGCACATCGAGCATCAGGCACTTCTTCGCCAATTCCTCATACTTTTCCGTACTCAGTTTTACATAAGATTCCATATTTACGTTCCTTTCTTATAAACCAGTTCTGCTTCGTCCCAATTGGGATATTTCATCTTGAGATACCGCCTGATATACTCTCTCAGGCTTTTGCGCTTCGGTGATTGGTCAAATGCCATATGGCAGCTATCGCATAGCGTCACAATGTTCTGCTCGATTCCAAGCCCGCCCTGCGACCGTGGGATGAAGTGGCACCACGGATTGCCGGGGCGGAGGCAGACGATGCAGCGCCCGCCGTCGCGCGTCCAGACGGCTTTCTTGACCTTCTCAGGTATCTTTGTTGCCTTCGTTTCCTTTCTCATCCTGCCTCCATTCCAGCGCCATACGCTCGAGTTTTTCCGGCGGGAGCGTCTCAATGCCCTGCTGTTTGCAGTCCTCAACGACCAGATCAATAAGCCGCGCCATTTGCTTTGTATCGTAGGTGCTTGAGCCGTAGTAGCAAATGACGTTCGTGCAGCCCGGAATTTTTGACGCCATAATCTCCGTACACCATCCGAGACCGCGCGATTCCCAGCCTTCCCGAAACCGCTTGACCGCTGCGTCCGGAATGCAGATCGTATCGGAGTTATCGCCAACGTCCGGGATATAGTGCCGGTAGACCTCTTCCGGTGGAATCCCAACCTTGACCGAAAGCTTATTGCAAAGCACCCAGAGATATCGGTTTGCATCCAAGCTCCGCTTCTTGCGAAATTCCTTGATCGTAATTATGTGCTTCTTTTGTGGGTCAAGTTCCCCGGCAACCATCTGGGCTTGTCCGGGCAGCTCCGGTCGGAGTTTCAGCCAGCTCCCCGAAGCGTCCACGCTCCACGAAGCTTCAACGATGTTCAGTTCTATCAACCGGAATGACCCCCTTTCTAAGGCACTTTGCAAGATACCGAAGCCGTGGCAGATACTCCCCTTCTATCCATTCCCGATCATACGGTATCGGATGATAGGACAACCTATCGTCCGCAATCTCCCGAAACCAGTTTCTGTAGTCTTCCGGTTCCAGATGGTACGCCACGATACGCAGCGCCTTTTTCGCAGCGAACATTTCAACTTGCGCCTGCATCCAGTACGCACGAGACACCTTGAAGGATTCTCCCTTGTGCGTCTTTACCTCTGATATCTCCTGAGCGTCCTCACCATCCAGATTCACCCGAAGCCGAAGCCGCCGAATCCTGATCTGCCTGTCCATCTTCCGGATGCCGATATGCTCCAGAATCCTGTGTTCGTAAGCACTTCCGGTATCCATTTCCAGTGTCGAAAAGTGGTCGCGGTTCACGCCGAGCTTTTGCAGCCAAAAGCTGCGGAACGTCTTTGTATCCCATCTCCCCATGATCGCCGCCGTATCCGAAGCGCCGAACCATCCGCTTCTGTCGTGATCGTGTATCATAAGCGTTTCAGCGTGTTTTCCAGATACTGAATGTTACCGAACGACGCCATCAGCTGATCGAATTTCTTCTGATTCAGCCCAAGCCCCGAGAGGATATAGCTCATATCCGCCCCGTTTTGCAGTTTCAAAGTGATAAGCTGTTCGATTCTCTGCTTGATCGCCATAATGCTGTGCTGGGAAAGGTCATCGTCTGCGCGCTCCGTGTCCTTGTCGTTCAGCCAAAGCTTGAAGCCAAGCCCTGTGTGAATTGCCACGCCCTTCACAAACGCTCTCGCATGAGCGTTGGAAATCCGAAGCTGATTCAACGTGTCATCGTAAACCACTAAGGAACCGTTCATCAGCGGCATATCCATGCGGAATGTCTTATCGTCGATGTGGATTTCGACGGAAACGAAATAGCACCCCGTCGTTCTGCCATTCTTGTCATGGACTTCTTTTGACTGGAATAAGTACCCGCTAGTCTCATTTTTCAGCGGCACAAAATAGACCTCATTCGCCCCGTTTTCGTGAAGCAGCATCTTGCATTTCGCCCACGGGAGATACGGAACTTCAATCGGCTTCCCGCTGTCATCCTTCGCCTTCCGCTTGTCACAGAACGGCAAAACGTCGATCTGTACAAGCTCGTTAAATCCTTTCAGCATACTTTCCTCCTTAAATCTTGCAGACTTGCTTGTCCAAGCCGCACATTTCGGCAATGCGATTCGTGCCATACGTTTCCACCAAATGCTCAATCAGGGCGTTATGTACGTTCCAGTTCTCTCCCGGAGGCACGGCGGCAATATTGCCTTCGTCGGAGACGAAATACTCGTTTCCGTCATAAATCTCTGCACCGTTGATATCCGTGATAAACGGCGCTTGCTGTTTGTCTTCCATCATTCCACCAACCTGTATCTGGCATAGCTCGTATCCTCGCCATACCGATTCTTGCTCGTTTCCATGTCGCGCCGGATGTTGTACCCTTCGCGCTTCAGATCGTAGACACGCGCTCCCAGCCGCATGCAGCCGAGGTCCTGCATCGCCTCAAGCTGCGTAATGCTGCCGAAGTCGCGCATGTACTTCAAAACCCGTTCAGCCTGCGTCATAGCTACCTCCAAAGCTGCGTGAAGATCGAACTGAAAACAATCTCGCGATAGAATATCTTCGGCGGCGCGGGTAACGGCTCTGCGTGCGTCGCAGCAAGCACCTTAGCCGCTTCTGCCTCAAACTCCACGGAGAACCATCTCTGCCAGTCAAGGCAGCGGCACTTGCCTGTGTCGTGTGTGCATTTCTTGCACGCGTAAATCATTCCATCAGCACCGCCCCGCCGAAGAAGATCACCGCCGCGCCGCCAAGCGTGAACGCCGCCTGGAACAGCCCGAATCCCAGCAGGACCGCCGTGCCGCCCAGAAGGACGCAGCCAATCGAGAAGCAGAACGCCTCCGAAGCCTTCAAAAGCTCCGACTTCCTTTTCCGCTGCCGAATAATCTTGTCCCACCGCTCGCCGAGTTCGCGCTCTCTTGCGCGCCGGTGATTCGCCTCAAGGATATATTCAACGTCAGTCATCATGTACCTCCACAAATTCCCCGTTCTTAGTGGGTCCATCCTTCAAATGCCGCTCAATCCAAGCATTAAGGTCCTTCGGGAAAACCCAGTAGACAGGTGCTTTCTCGGTTTTTACCGCCTTACCAAACGGGAAAACGCCCTGTTGCAGCCCCAGCCTAAGGACCTCAACGCCGATCTGCATGCCGTTTTCTCGCAGAATCTCTACCGCTTCTTGCGGCGAAATCGTTGCTCGATTTAACATTCTTTCCCTCCTTTTTCTTTTTCTAAGATTAGAGAAATACTATCTATTCTATTTCCATTTCCATTTCCTAAAGGTAATACCGTGGTATTACCACAATCGTTACCACGCTATCGATGTGGTTCAGGCTTCCTCCTTTTCCGTCTGAGTCTCTTTTACAAGGCTCAAGGTTCCTTCCGTTTTCTCGGCTTCTGTAGCAGCGAGTCGACCGATACGCCGAAATAGTCTGCAATCGCTTTTACAGTGTCGATGCGCGGGGCAGCGTCCTTTCCTGCCCACTTTCCGATTGTGCCGTTGGCAATGCCGCACGCCTTTTCTACGGTCGCGATGTTCGTCTTGTGCTTCTCGCAGAGGCGCTTGACATTCTCATAAATCAAAAAAATCCCTCCAATCTGTACGAATACTACTTGACAGAGATTAGAAGATAGTCTAATATAAGCGTGTCAAGGCAATTAAATATCTTCTGAAAGTCCGTCTTGGTGAGGGGCTTGGTTTTTTGTACCCTTCACGTCTCTAAGTATATTAGAGTTTACCCTAAAAGTCAAGAACTATTTTCGCGTTTAGTCTAATTTTTTTAAGGTGCCGTACATGCTCGATAAAATCAAAGCGCTATGCAAAGAAAAGAAAACTTCTATATCCAAACTGGAAAAACAGCTTGGATTTGGTAATGGTGTCATCGGCAGATGGGATAAGTCTGTTCCGAGCTATGAACGACTCGCCGCGGTTGCTAACGCGCTTGATGTGCCAGTATCCTACTTGACTGGCGAAACCGATGACCCGTCTGCGGGCATAAAAAAAGAGCGCCCCGCCGATGGCGAAGCGCCCGATCAAGACAAGCTTCTTGAAATCGTAAGAGATAGTCAAGATATGTCTTTCCTGCTGAAAGTAATGGATGAAGTAAATAAGAGTATACAAAAATTGCAGTAAGGAGGAACTATGTGCAGTTTACCGCCGTTTGCAGACTTCTTGTCTCAGATCAATATGGATTCCTTTTCTTATGATGTCGCGCGGTTTTCTACGGAGGATTTGAAGAAATCTTCCGATCTGTTTACAAAGGAACAGTACGCATTCCTGATGAAGTCATACAATGCTATGGCTCTTGCCCTTCTCCAAAGCTACCATTCATGGCTGAACGAGCAGCTTCAACAATTACATCAATAGGCATACGTACTGGATTTCGCTTTGCGCCGTCTCTTATGGAAATCGTCTCCTCTAGAAGTTCGTCCAAAAGCTTATCGCACATTTTCTCCGCTCTTAACAACTGCGCGAGGCAGTAAACGAAAGCCACAAGCACAGCGAATATAAGTGCAATCATAATAATTTTCATTTCGTCAGTACCTCCAACTTTCAACATTGGCAATGCTTAGGATTCTTTTACATTCTTCGTTCGGAAGCTGCTTGATTTTTTCAATCAGTTCCGTTCTAAGTTCTTCAATGGGCGCAATTTCTTCACCCTTATTATAGCACATATCACCCTGAATACAAATCATTTTGCGCCCTCCTTCTTCAATCTTCCAAATTTCATCATTTCTTTTTGTGTAATTTTGACCTTGAGACTGTAAAACTCTGGTGGTAAAATTGTTGTATCTTACAAAACCGGGGGGTTCGTACCATGCCAAAGGATGTATATTCCGTCAAATGTCCTCGTTGTGGGGAAGCGTTTGACGAAAGAATGAAAGAGTGCCCAAACTGCGGGACTTGGAACCGAAAAGTTATCTGCCGCTCTTGTGGCGCGCAGATTAACGCCAGTGAGAAGAAGTGTCCGGCCTGTGGTGCGCGCCGAGCGAAGAAGCAAAACCCGCTCGGAAAAGCGCTTATTGTGGCAACCCCAATCGCCATTATCATTATGGTTGCCGTCCTTCTGATTCCCAAAAAAGCGCCGAGCAGCACGCAGGCCTCTCCGGCAAGCGCTTCGGTATCCTCACCGACAAGCACGGCAACGGATACGCAAGAAGAAACTTCCACCACAACGATTTCCGCCGAAAAAACACCAGGACGCACGATCGAGCTTACCGTTCCCGCTGACTTCCTCGACGAAGGAACGACGCAGGAATCACTTGACGCAGAAGTCAGCAAAGCGGACGGATTTATCTCCGCCAAAATTAACGCCGACGGCTCTGCCACATACGTCATGACGGAATCCAAGCACAACGACCTTATGCAAGAGCTGCGGCAAAACATCGATACCGAGCTTGCAAAAATGGCTGATTCTTCCGACTATCCAAATATCGTTTCTGTCTCCGCTTCCAACGACTACACAGCGTTTACAGTGACGCTTTCCACGGATACTGTTGGCCTACAAGAGTCCATCATGGTTATGGCCTTTTATATGTACGGCGGTATGTACAACGCATTTAACGGAACTCCGGCGGATAACGTATCTGTACAGTTTGTAAATCAGTCTGGAACCGTTCTGGAATCGGCCAATTCCCGCGATATGCAATAAGCGTTCAGTTAGGCAGCGGGCATTGGTTCCACTTCTCCCGTGTCTCGCCTACATCTGAGACGCAGGCAAAGAGCATAGGTGCGCCCTTGATGTAGTCCAGGCTTAGACTGTGGACGTCTTTGAAAAGCGCCCCGTCTACGATGATGTTTACTTTCCCGTTTTCAAAGCGAATATTGATGCTCTGCATTTGGTGTACCTCCATATTTTAGAACGTTCGTTCAATAATTTCAATTTGGAATCTTCCACAAAGAACACCTTGCATTTTCTTCGTCCGGTAACCCTCGTAAGCGGCAATTATGGGACAGACTATTTTGTATAATGGAATGTTTAAGATCGCCCCACCGTCGCTCCCCCGGCGGTGGGGCTTTCTCACGCGCCTGTAACCAGCATAGCAAAAGCAGCAGAAATGTCCACCATCAAATTGGTAAAATCATACCAGTGGCGGAAAAATCAGCGAAATATATGTGAAAACGGAGGTATATCATGTCAGCAATTCAGGAACTCGCCCCATATATTTCTGCATATCAGGGGAACATCAAGCGGGCGAAAGAGGATCAGCATTACACCATCGACAGGCTTGTTGAAGAATCCGGCGTTTCCAGATCGGCTGTGACGAAGCTCTGCGCAGGAACACAGCAAGACCCGAAACTGTACAACTCTGCCGCGCTGTGCCGCGTTCTCGGGCTGTCGCTGGATGAGCTGTTCGGGCTTGTCCAGCCCGCAGAAAGCCCGGAAGAACTGACCGATCAGATTCATCATATCGAGATCGAAAACGCCAAGCTGGCGGCAACAACAGCCGCGCAGAGCGCACAGATAAGGTCTACACATACAATGTGTTACGTTCTCGCCCTGTTTTGTATGCTGCTCTCCTTTTCTCTGATTGCCTGCCTTGTGACGGATGCGCAGAGTCGGAACACAGGTTTTATTCGCGGCGGAGATTTGTCCGTGGCTGCATGGGTGTGCATCGCCCTGATTGCAGGCTCAGCGCTGGCTTCAGCGATTACTTTCTATGCAATCCGAAAAGAACGTGGAGGAAAACATGGAGTGCATCAAGTGTAAAAAAGAAATTCCTGACGGCTCGGCGTTCTGCTGCTGGTGTGGGAAACAGCAGCAAGCGCCACAACGAAAGGCTTTGAAGCGTGCAAACGGTACGGGGACAGTTTACAAACTGCAAGGGCGGCGTACCCGCCCGTGGGTAGCCGCAAAAGGAAAAACCATAATTGGATACTACGATAAAAAAACAGCCGCCCTCGACGCGCTGGCGCGTTTGCAAGGGCGGAGTATTGATGAAATATATAACTGGCCCTTCAAGCAGGTTTACGAAGCATGGAAGGATGAACACTTCCGCGATATCGGCGCGAAGGGAATAGAGTCTTACGAACGCGCATATGACGTTTTTGAACCATTGCATGACAGAAAATTTCGCGAACTGCGGACCGCTGATTACCAGATTGTCATAGACAAGTACAGCGATAAATCCCACTCGCTACTGTCGAAGTTCAAGCAGCTTGCAACGCAGATGTCACAATGGGGAATTCGCCAGGAACTCATAACGACAAACTTCGCTTCGTTCATTAAACTGCCCGAGAATGTGAAGAAAGAAAAAGAGATCTTCTCAGAAGAGGATATCCAGAAGCTTGAAGCGGACGGTTCCCAGGCAGCAAAACTCGCTCTGATGATGGTCTATACCGGTATGCGAATCGGCGAGCTGTTCGGGCTTAGAACCGAAAATGTCCATGAAACCTACGTGATCGGCGGGGAAAAGACAGAAGCAGGCAGGAACAGAATAATCCCAATCCGTTCCGAAGGGCGTAAATATTTCGCAGAATTCAAAGAGCGTGCAAAAGGCGAACTTCTGATCTCTGGGTATGCCGGGCAAAAAGTCATTGCAAATTTTCGAAAGCGTGACTACTACCCGCTTTTGGAGCGGCTCGGAATCTCCAAGAAAACACCACACGCAACAAGGCACACATTCGCAAGCTGGGCTGTAGCAAACAATATCAAGCCTGAACTCCTGCAAAAAATGCTCGGGCATGCAGACTATTCCACGACCGCAAACATCTATGAGCACTTTGACATTGACCAACTTGTGAATGCGATAGATGCGCCTGTTACTAACACGTTACTAACAAACCAAAAATCAGCGAAAAAGAAAAAGCCCTGAAACCTTTGAGATTTCAGGACTTTTTTGGTGGAGACTAATGGACTCGAACCATCGACCTCCTGCGTGTGAAGTAGACCTTCTGAAATTTCCTAAACTTTTTAAGCATGTTTTCAGACGTTTTTAGACTTTTTCAAATTGGATATTAAATCTCAGACGTTTTCAGATTTTTTCAGATTTTTTCGGTTACTAACAAATAGCTAACACGGTTACTAACACTAGACACGTTTTATCTTCTGCATAACAGAGTTATAAACCTTGCTGTTTACCATCGCAAGTGTATCCATAAGTTCATCAACAACCGCCCAAGCCTTCGCCGGGTCTTTCCCGGCAACCGCAAGCAAAAACTCACTGTCCCCGTACTCGCCCACGGTAGCCGGTTCTGCGGTCACAGGGGCGGGAGCGCCGGAGTAGTAACCCACAAACTTATCTCTGGCATTCTCCGCTCCCTGCATCTTGTCGCGTATCACATATAGGTTCGCCAGTTTGGCATAATTGGGATAGCTGGATTCTTCGTATTCCAGCCGTGCTATTTCCTTTCGGATTTCGGCTTCATCCAGCATGTCTTTCCCTCCTTATGCTCTGTCAATCTGCTCCATGCAGCGCCGGATAGCCTCGCGCGTTTTATCATCGTCCGCGTCGCGCATCATGTCTTCCAGCGTCGAGCGCATATGCTCCCGCGCATCGGTTCGGCTATACCTTCCCATAGAATCGCGATGCCTGCCACGGTAAGAGCTGCCGCGCCCATACGTGCCGCGCATATCCGCTTCCCACTCGCCGTCGCGGGAATAGCCTCCGTCCTCAAGCATTTCGATTTTATAAGTGTTCTTGATGGAGCTTGTCAGCTTCTGAATTGCGTCCAGATCACCAGCAGACATTTCACGTTTGTCGGCGATTTCATCCAGCTCTTTGCAGAGCATTTCCCGAAGGTTTCTCAAATCGTACATATTCCTTCCTCCCTTCACGATACGCGCTCGATGATCATATTGCTATTTGCAAGGCTGATCGCCTGTGCGCTGGTGTTCTTCGCCGCTACAGTCAAGCAGCAGCCGCGCGGAACTTCCACGAATGTTGAAACGTAGATGTTGAAATAATTCTCAACAGCCGCAGGGGTTACGGTCGCTGTGGCGCTGTTCAAAGCCTCCCCGTTGATGGCGAGCGCAGCGGTGATAGCTCCGACTGTTCCGCCTGTAGGAACGGCGATATTCGCGCCAAAGGATACACGGAACTTCGCCTTACACTGCTGCGTAAGCCCACGAAGCGTAACAAGCCCGCTTCCGTCACGGTGTACGATACACGGTTTGCCACAAGCCGCCGTGGAAATTAGAGGGACGTTCTGCCCGGCGGCAACAATTTGAATATTGGGCGCTGTAAATTCAGCCATAAAATCATTCCTTTCTAAATGCGTCGAATTCGACACGGTTAAAAATAGCGGCGGGACGATTGCCCCGCCGCGTTTCTTGAGTATCGGCAAGGAACCGATCATTTTCGTGAGTCCACGAAAAAGCTCTACGTTATGGAGTTAAGCGCAGTTTCTGCAACCGTAGTTGTAGCCGTTATTACATCCGGAATACTGGTACGGGGCTGGAACCTCAAACGCCGGAACCGGACGGGGGTTGTAATGTACGAACTGTCCGTACACATAATCCCGAATCTCGTTCGTCTGCGTCGCCTGCGATGCAGCGAGGTTCGCCATAATAAGCTGCTGATTCTGCTCAGCAATCTTGGCATCCTTCGCGGCCAGTTCCTGCGCAGTCAGGCGCTGATCGATGCTGCGGAAGCCGCAGTTCATCGCGTCGATGATGTCGCGAGTGCTGTTCTGCACGGTGTTTCTGGTGTCGCAAGCCTGCGAAGCCATGTCATACCGCACCTGCGCAACGGCTGCGCGGTTTTCGCAGCAGCACTCCTGCGCCTGCATCGCCATGTTGTTGAGCTGCTGCATCAAGGCTGCCTGCTGGTTGCAGCGGGAAAGCTCCGCATTACCGAACCCCGTAAGTAGGGAGTTGTTCACGGCATAGAAGCCATCGCACAGCCCGCCGTTGATGAGGTCCATCTTGCGTTCGATGTTTGCGAAGTCGGAAGCCAGAACATAGCCGTCAACTACTCCGCCGGAATTGCCGCGGTTATTGCCGAAGCCATTACCGCCCCAGCCACAGAACAGGGCGAGGAACAGGATAATGAACCACCACCCGCCATCGCCTCCGAATCCGCCCCAGCCGCCGGAGCTGCCGGAAGGGGATACGTTCATGGTCGGCTGAATGCCGCCATCAGAAAGACTCATAATCATTTCTCCTTTCGTAGATTTTGAAATTTATCTCAATCGTGCGCACGAATTGAAATCTTAATTATCCAAGAAGCTGTTGAAACTGGCTTGCCGCCTGTTGTAGCTGGTTCAACTGCTGCTGCGAGATTTTCCCAGACTGTACCAGCTTTTCAACCTCCGCCCTCGGGTCGCCCTGAAAGCTCTGCTTGAACTGCTGAAACTGCCGCATCATATTTTGAAACTGTCCCATCATTCCGGGCATTTGCCCGCCGCCGAGTGCATTAAACAGTGGATTCATTTTCTGCCTCCTTCACCTTTCTAACGGGCTTGACGCTCAGAGCCGCCACCTTTGCCGCCAGTTCGTCAAAGTCCTTGCGGGTCACGTATTCCACCGTAGGCACTGTTTGCGGCGCTGTGTGGCTCACGGGGGCTGTAGAGCGCTCTACAAGATCATACGTTGTCATTGATGGTTTGCCGCTTGCGTCGGCTTTCTTCACATACACAACCGGCGCATTCATGTCCCAGAGCGTGACGGCGTTATTCGGCGCGACAATAAATTCGTTTGCCGCCTTTTCGTTCGGAACCCAGATGATAGACTGTCCCCCGCTCGGCTGCTGTGGCTGAGGTTGCGGAGTCGGATACTGCGGTGTAGGCTGATACTGTGGACGCATCATTGGTTCCTGCATCATGGGCGGTTGATTGTAAATTGGCTGTTGATACACATAAGGCTGTTGTCCGAACATCATTTATCCTCCTTTTCCCAGTAGAACAGCGGGATTTCGTTCCCGGAATTCCAGCTATCGAAATACTTTCCGTCCTCTACGCATACGACGTGGCTTGATAGAGCGAGCACATACACACCGCGCGGATGGTCTCTCGCGAATTCCTCGACCGTATAGCAGTCCGGGCATGTGTTCGGCACAACGTTCCGGGCAAATCCCTGCTGCCGGAGGTACGCGCCCCAGACACTGTTTGCCGACGGCATGTCGCCCATTTTCAGCCCCTGTAGGCAAAGTCCGACGTATGTTTCATCCCAGCTCTTGCCCGTCGCTCTTGCGATAGCCCGAACCGTGCAATCGCCCACCTGTTTCCCCGCAGGGTTCGGATTGAAATAAGAAAAGCCCATACCGAACACTCCTTTGTGTCCAGTATGGGCTTTTTTGCGGCTTCTTGTGCCTCAGTTGTGTATCAATTTGGCTCAAAATTCAAGCCCGCAGAGAAGTCCACAGGCTTAGTTTGCATTATCGATCGTTCATGGCTAAGATTTCAGCGACCATCGCGGTCACATACGGCGGGCAGGTGCGTTCACCAATGCACCAGCCCTGCACGGTGCGAAGCGGGATATTGAAATACTGCGCGAAGCCCGTCTGCGTCAGGCCGTGCTGCTTAATCAGTTCCGGGATCGTGCAGCGTGTGCCGTCCCAGATCGCGCCGAGCAGTGCCAGCCGCTCCGCCGGGACCTCGGCGTCTTCGGCATCGCCCCAGATGCTGGACAGCGCCAGATCGGAGACATAGGCGTCGCGGTCAGCGTATGCGCCGACCTCGGCGTAGAGAGCGGCGCGGATAAATGGGGTGAGTTTCATGTGGGTTCCTCCTGTTGATTCTTCCTTTTTTCGGCATCAATGGTGAGAAGTTCGTCTGCCATAGAAAGCACATACGTCGGGCATCTGCGCTCCCCTGAGCACCATCTGCTAATGAGAGCTGAGCTGATACAAAAACGGCGCGAGAAATCAGCTTGTGTGATGCTGTGCTTTTTCAGCAATGTGCAAAATGCATCTAAATCGAGCAAAGAATCATCAACACGCGGCGATCTCTTTAGAGCGGCGCAAGCAGGGCAGTATCTCTGCCCCGTAGCAGTAAGAATGAACGATTCACCGCAGCGCTTACAGGTTGCGGCACCTCCAATGTGGCGAAGCTCTCCACGGCCCCGTTGGCTGGGTGCGCAGGATGGGCAAAATTTCTGATTTCCCCCGGTTGTTGTGTATTCAGATCCGCAGCGCTCACAAATAGCCACAGACCCGATTTTTTTAGAAGTTCCAGCGATCTTTCGATGAAAGCTGGCGGCGTCTGCCTCGCGTCTGCGAATTGACGAACAGACCAAACAATATTTCTGGCGTGTGCCTGTCACGGTGTACTCATTGCCGCACATTTCGCAAATGGCGGTGGTTCCGATTTCTCCCTTCATATCAGAAGCAGTACGCGCTGATGGGACGCCCGTCGATGCGGACGGTGCGAAGCGTGTCTTCGCTGAAATCAGGGCAGTCAGCGTCGGCGAGATCATCCAGATCGTCCAGATCGTCCAGCGTGTAGCCGAAGTACACGCAGTCGCCGTCCGACGTTTCCGTGCTGCGGCAGTAGATGGCGTCCTGTACTTCCGTGTCGCCAGCCTCGGTGGCAACGGCAGTGCAAGCGATGAGTTCGTATCGGTTGTTGATGATCTTGGTTTCCATGTTGTACCTCTTTCCGGCTTTCGCCTTGCTTTATCTTATGGCTCTATAATACGCTCATTGAGCGTAAATGTCAAGAGTTTTTCAAAAGTTTTATAAAAAATAAGCGCCGATTTTTCGGCGCTTATCTCAGTTATACAGTTTGTTGGATGTCCGCTGCATCTCCCGCACGATACCAGGCAAGCGGCGCTGCACCGTCGCCCTGCCAAGATACAGTTCCGTCGCGACGTCCACCTGTGGAAGCTTATCCACGAAGTATAGCTGTGCAATCTTTTCGTCTTCCCGGCCAAGATTCGCCTGATGAATGACTGTTTCCATGTCCCGGCGCATCAGGCCGCCAAGCTCCGGTGGTAGCTTGCATCTGGCTTGTGGAGCCATAGCCTCGCCCCCTTACTTCATCGCCTTTGCGAGCTTTTTGAGAAGATCGTCGCCGTACTTATAGGCGGCGAGATAATCAATCGTGCCGTCGGTCAATCCTGCTTTCTGCCGGATGGTCTTCTTTGCCTCCTCAACGGCTTCATCGATCTTCACGGTATCGTATTCCACCCACGGAAGCTTGCCATGCTTCTGCCAATTGCGGGCGTGGTATCCGGCTTTCGTGCCGATGTTCTGGACGGCGGTGATCTGTGCGCCGTTGTCCCAGATGGGCGTACACTCTACCGCCAGACCGTCCCCGATGTACATGCCCCAGTGGCCGGGCATCCAGAGACCTTCGCCGGGAATCAGCTTGTCCCAGCCGATGCCGGACACGGCGTAGCACTTGGCGATCATGCCGTCGGCGGAGACATCCGGCACGCTGTTCGAGGCGTATCTTGCGCCGCCGTAGTAGGCGTTTTTGTTGCCGTTCCAGCCCCAGAGAATGCCCTTCGTGAGGTTCACGCAGTCAAAGCCAAAATAGCCCTTGCCGATAAGATTGCGCAGATACGTGACTCTGCCGCCGGTGTACCAGTCCGGGTACTGGGCGGATTTCTCGTCAATGATCGTTTCGCCCACGGGGGCGCCGAAGCAGCCCCACATGTAGACGGTCTTGTAATTCTTCGCAACGTCAATGTGCCTGCGCACAAGTTCGGATGCTTTCATCATTTCTGTTCGCCCTCCTGCGGCGTGCCCGCATTGTCCAGCACATCCTGCGTCTTCTGGGACTGGGTCCCAAAATAAAACGCGATAATGACAGCGTAGATCGTCATAAAGTCCTGCGAGATTTTGCCCACGACTGCCATGTAGGCGAACACGCCGGTCAGCACCAGCGTGACCAGAGACTTGACGCTGAGCAGGTTACCCAGCCGCTTTTTGATATTATCCATTATGTACCCCTTTCATTCTACCGGTTCATTCTTTTTTGCGAATACTCTCTTGAAAGCCAGCAAGCCCAGTTCTGAGACTGACGCGCCGCCGGCGTAGCCGAGTACGTCAGACAGATCGACCGACGTACCCAGCTCCGGGTTGTGTCCAACTGCGATAAGGACAGCGATGGTTTTCAGCGCGCACGCCCAGATCAGCACCATCGTCAGAAGCCGAAGAAGGTAAATGACGATGGTGCGCGCCATCTCGCCTTTGCTCCACTTGCCTTTTACCCGCATATCTGCCTCCTAATTTATTGCGCACTGCTATGTCCGCACTGCGCCTCCAGCTGGTGCAGGAATTTTTTCACGTCGCCGTTCCCGCCCATCTTTTTATACTTCTCTCCGGCGATCAGGCGCTCTGCCATTGGCATTTCCTCCGACATGATGGTCAGCCGGAGAATTGCGAGATACTGCTCGTTCTGATGCGTCTGCATCTTGTCGAGCTTTTTGTCGATCTCTGCAATGCGCGTATCCTGCGTCGTGGTCTTCCCGCGCTTTTTCTGTATCGCGCTGACGACGGCATTGACGACCGCCGTCAGCGCGGACGAGCCGAGCACGGCGCAGACGAGGGTAACGATGATGGTCTTGGTGTCCATGTGTTCTCCTTTCTCGCCCTCGGGCGACTGTTATTCTTCCACGTCCCACGCCTGCGGGTATTCTGCGAGACTATATGCTGTATCCTGGTTCGCTTTGGTGAACTTTCCGTCCTGCACTGCCCATTCACCCTTTTTGTAGATGTCGTGCGCACCCGTTGGGTGCACGAAATTCCGCGCCGTCTCGCGTGACGTGCCGTGGAACGGTCTGTTAAACGTATACCATGCAGAATTTCCGGGCTTGATATCCGGGTAAACCGCATTATCGTAGTTCTGGAAACATTCCCATGGTTCACCGCCAACGCAGAATACGTCCCCGGCAACATGTTTTCCCTCCTGCCACTCGTCGTAGAGCGCCGAACACATAATGATTTCATCCGCCGTTGTGGGCTGCTTGCCCGCCATGAGAAGCCTGACCGCATTTGCCGTGGAAACGGTCAAGTTGTATTCAGCCGGTGTCACCACGACCGGCTGCGGCTCCGGCAGCGGGATATTCGTCAGAAGCCAGCTGCCGTCTTTGATGTCCTGCCGGAGATAATCGATCGGTACGAACGTCCGCAGCTCGAAGCCGTTGTCCGCGAAGACCACGACGGGACCGGTCAGCGTCGTCACCCCCGAAAGAGAATCGCCCGTAAACCGTACCGATCCGGAGGTGCTGTATACCCGGACGTTCGCGTAGGTTTGATTGTTATGTGTAATGTACATAGTCCCTCCTAGCTCGTCGTGATGTCGCAGAAATAGTTTGCAGCTCCATATACAGATTTAATACTAAACGCAAAAGCTGTGCTGGATTCGACAGAAAAAGAATATGTTATCGTTGAATTACTCTCCTTTGCTGTTTGAACTGTCGTTCCATTAAACGTAATTTTGCTAACAATTTCCCCAGATGTTCCAAACAAGTTATAACAGTGTACAATAGCAGTAACCCCGACGGGGATTGTATATGTACCTTTTGCAGTATATTTCGTTCCATCAATTTCGACGTAAGCGTATTGCGTGTCTGTGTTTCCTGAAATTGTAACGTCTACTGTTTGCACCGGCTTTTCTACCGGTCCTCTTCGTAAAAACATTCCCATGATCACACCCCTTAGAAGCAGAAGCCGAAAGCCACGCCAGTTGCATAGTTCGCGTTGGAGCTGCTGGCGTTGCCACGGAGGACAAAGCAGAAATGCGTGGAGTCGTTGCCATTCGGACCGCGCTCCCACCAGGAGCCCGCACCGTCCTTCGCCCGGCTGTTTCCCGCCTTGTAGTAGTCGTACTGCGTGCCCTCTCCGCTCTTGGAATGGCTGACGCTGCCGAAAATCTCGATCTCGCTCAGCAGAAACAGTTTGTCCGCCGTGGTGTTGATAGTGGCACTCTGGTTGCCCGCTGAGGTCAACTTGTTCACCTCGCGGATGTTATTCCTCACCTCTGTCGGCATCTTGGAGAGAATGGCAGGCAGGTGCGTTTGCCGCATGACACAGCTCGTCCAGCCGCCGTTGTTTGTTCTGGAGCTGTTCATGTTCTTCAGTTCGCCGTAGCAGTCGTGCAGCTGGAAGGTAAACGGGGCTTTGCCGAAGCCGTCGGAATAGTCGTCGTGATTGATACCGATAATGTCCACCAGATAATCCGTGGAGCCAATCATCATTGCCTTCTGATCGCCAACTTTCCACGTTGGGGGGACGATATTTTTCTGGCAAACAGCAATGATTTGTTCCCACGTGTTGTCTGCAAAATTTGCCTCATACGGATATTGAATCCCCGTAAACCATCTTGGACTTCTTCCGCTCATCCGAACACCACCACCTTAATCGGAATGTTTATAGTCGGAGCTTTACCAATACACTGTGCAGTCAAGCTGTTCGCGCCAGTTACATAGTTGTGGATGAGCGCGAAGCCCTCCAAAAGCGCTGCATCTGCGTCCGGGTCAGTCCCAGAGAGCGCCACGTCCCACTGCGGGTCAATAGCGTAGGACGCTTTCAGCCCCGTGATCGTGATCGTCTGCGCCTGGTAGCCATGTGAATCCGCAGCCCAGCCCGAGGCAAGCAGCGTGCCGGTGTACTGTTTGATGTTCATAGGCTCATACACTCCTGTAATCAGCTCGCCCGCCGCGTTGTGCGCCGTCATCCCCTTGAGAAGCGTCTCCGGCGTTACGGTGTCGGCGGTCAGGTCAAGCTTGACTTCGCCGTTAAGGGCGACTTTGTTGACCGCCATGTCAGCCTCCGATCTGGAGCGTCTGCCCTCCTGCGGCGTTGTCGGTGTAGGTGACGGGAATCGCCGCGACAGTCACCTGCGACAGATAGTCATACGTCTCATCCGGCGTCACGACCTGCTCGGCAAAGCTCGGCGTGACGTTCTTGTTCGCCTGTGCCTTGACCGCCTCGCCGCCGTAGCTGCCCACCACGCCGAGAATGGTAATGCCGGACTTGATATTGCCGGGGATAAGCTTTGCCTTCTCTGTGGGCTTGATGCGCGACTTGCCGGAGCCGTCGTGGAAGCCCATCGGAATGGCAGGTTCTTCGTCCTTGTCGGCAATGTCCAGCGTCTGGCCGCCGTTATCCGGCATGGTGCCGGTCAGCTTCGAGCCTCGCGCGTAAAATGTCTTATCCTTGAGCACCTCCGCCACGGCGGCGGTCGCGTCCTGCGAGTTTACGTCAAACTCATTCGAGCCAACGATCGGCGCGCCGGACTTGTCGTGCGCGGTGACGCCCTTTTTGAGATCACTCGCAACAATGGTGTCGCCCGACAGGTCGAGCTTGACATCCGTGCCGACGATCAGTTTGTTTACATACTTGTTTGCCATATGCTCACTCCTAACTGTTCATATACTCGTCGCCCATGATGAGCGTCAGCCCACCGGCGGCGTTGGATACTTCGTACTGTGGAATCTTTGCAACGTTCACGTCGCGGGACAAAAGCCGGTTTCTGGTCGGCAAGACCACCGGCTCGTAAGTCTTCGGCGTTACGTCGTATACGCCCTCATACGGCTTGCTGCCTCCCGTGTAAACCACCTTCGCCGGGGCGATCTTCATCTTGATCTCCGGCTGGGAAATCGTCATTTTAATCATATCCAGCCTCCTTCAAAAACCGCTTTGCGTCCGTCTGCACGATTTCAGCCGCCATCGGGTTTCCGTCTCCATCCGTTAAGGCAAGCTGTAGCCTTACGGTGCTTGCTTGCAGCCGCATTGCGTCTGCATACGGGATTTTTACAAGCAGGTGCGTTTCGTCGACTACTGTAGGTTCGTACTGGAAGAAGGAACATCCCTGCCTTACGTAAAACTCAATCTTCGTTGCTTTCGTCAGGTCAGTTCCCTCTACTTCCACCGATAAAGCGTTCGCGATTTTCTGAAACACTTAATCACCCCCTGCCTCAAATACGTCCAGTTCGTTCTTTGCCTTGATAAATGTGGTGGTGTCATCGGAAAGGGAGATTGTAGGAAGACTTCGCGCATCATAGGTATAGTCATGGTACGCAACACCGCCGTTGTAAGACGCTGTCGCTGTCATGCCGTGCAACGATACACCAGAAATGGTATTGGCTTGTACAGAGGTCTTGTTAAACCCGTCATTTGGGCTGGAGGTTGTCCAGACATCAGTTTGTGTAGCAACCAACAACATCGTATCTGTCGCTGCTGCATGACACATGCAAGCGGTTGCCGGTTTGCTTTCTCCCGTGATAACACTAGCTTCCCAGTTCGTTAGATTCTGGGAATAATAGACAGTCGATTTCGGGTCATAAAACACTTTGGCTTCAATCCGAGAATAAACAGTTACCAAGAAATAATATGTGCCAGACAGAAACACAACTTCTGACGCAGATATTCTTTTTACAGCATCTTCCGGAACTGGCGGTTCTAGTTTTTTGAAGCTCGTTTCTGCTCCGTTTGCAAAATACAGTTCTATTTTTCCAGTTGCACCACTATATATGTTTTTTCGAATTGCTGAAAGAAACCATTTCCCATTGGCGCTCGAGAACTTATATCCAATAAACTGGTTCCAAACGGTGCTTGGAGTTTTTGTAATCAGCGAACACACCCAACTCTCAGGAATCAACGGTGTGTCAGAAAACACCGCATATGTATGGTCAGTATCATTTTCATCGGTTTCATATCTTGCAAACGAGAATCCAAATCTCCCATTACATTGTGCAATACCGTAGAACCCGCTTCCGTTGCGTTCGGGAGGAAGCGAAACATTCACTTGCGTCCAGTTCGCGTTTTCTTTTTCCCTCACTGCGATTTTGATGTCTTTCCCTGTGCAAAACACACATACGCAATAGTGGTCAGACGCAGCTAACGAGCAAGTCATCCCTTCGAATGTAGTTGCACTTCCAGTGAATGTTGCATCTTCCGAAAACGTCCCTTCCAACGTGGTTGATTTAAGAATTTTGTAGTTGTTTCCAACTTGTGTGCAGATAAACCACAGGCCGTTAAAATATACCGCATTTGAGACATTTGAGACATCGTAAGAGGTCAGAAACGTATTCGAAGCCCATTCCACAGCGCCGCTAGTGTTCCTAAGCACGGAGCACAGCTGCGGATAATGCTCAAAAGTCACCGTACTTCCGTCGCACGGGAGCCACGCGTCGCCCAGACTCAGCGCCGGAGAGGTCTTCACAGTCCCAATGGGCTCAATTCTGTCTGGAATATGCCGGAAAGCGTCGTCGACAAACGGGTTCGCATACGGCAAGCGGAGAAAGCGCCCCGTGGAATCTTGGAGCATTGTGCGCGTATTGAACGGCGTTCCGGTATCGTCCGGGTCATCCGCTCGTGTCATGTCGTAAGTATCTGTCTGTCCCGCAACGGGCTTGAGCTTTACCCGCCCCGGAAATTTTGGAGTTCGGTCTTTCATGTTATCCCCCCATGTCTCCTGCGTATAGTTCCGCGTCCGCGTAAATCCAGCCAACCTCCCGGCTCTCCAACACATCATCTACTGCGATAATCGTCTTTTCAATGTTGTTCGCGCCTTCCCAGTCTAGTTCGTTGATTTTTGCCGGAGGGCGCGGGGCAGGATTGACAACTGCGTCATATACAGCGTTCGCGGATTCGATATAAGCGTCCATAATGTCTTTGTCGAGCACTTCGTCAGAACCATAATCTTCCCGCACTTCTGCCGGAACGTCGATACAGTGCGTTCTCAGCCGGTCACGGATGGTGATAAGCGCCGTGCCGACGCGGTTCAGGTCAGACGCTTTGTAAGAACCTTTTAAGCCCGCTTCAAAGTCTGCCTTTTCCTGCTCCGTGAAGTCGCTCCACAGCTTCTTGTAAAGCTTCTCAGCATAGGAAGCGTCCGCCTGCGTCCGGTCGGTGATTAAGGTTTTCATAATTCTCATGCAGAAGCCCCCATTCCGACGATGTCGCACTCAGCCGCCGCGATGCCGCTCAGTTTAATAGTCATGCTCGTTATCGTCCCGGTAATGTGGTCATCCCACGGTGTCGTGGTGTCTACATAGTCCCCGGGAAGCTCCTTGTCCATGACGATCTGAACGCCGTGCGTCTGCCGCCGCATATAATAGTCAAAGACGTGCTGTGTCACCGCTGCAACGTTCGAGGTATTTACCAGCGTCGCGTCCTTGACTTCTATGACGTTCGGCTTGGTCGAGGCCGTGACGTTCGGATTTGTCTTGGTCGTTACCGCTTCCGTGTGGTAGTAGGTCTTGCCGTCCACTTTGACGGTATCGCTTCCGCTTCCGGACGTGCTGTACGTGTGCGCGGTAACTCTTACCTCGGTCACGATGGCGGACTGGCTGACTTCGCCGCCGATGTAGAGCCGGTTCATAGGAATCACTGTCGGTGTTTCCTCAGACAGTCTCCATACCTTCACGTTTCCTGTTCCGCTGGTGTCCACCACAGCTCGAAGCGCAAACGCCACCTGCTGCAACGCTTCCCTTCGCGTGCAATCAGGAATGTATCCTGTTAGCTTCTCGGTCTGTAGTTCCTCCGAGAGCTCCAAGACGAAATACCCGCCGAGGATGCTTTCTAAAACCGTTTTCGCGTTGGCATTAGAATAAACAACGGCCGGGAATGGGTCTTCATCCAAAATCCCCAAAGCGTCGATGCAGGAAACGTTGTATACGTTTTTGCTTACGCGGGTAGATTCATCGATGTAAAACGTGCCGATTTTCGTCTTCCCGTTGTACGCATAAACGGGCTGCTTTTCTTGGAAAATAAAATCAATATCTTCCATGCTGTCCAGCGTGAAGTCCAGCGTGTTAATCGCCAGCTCGTCGGATATGATGTTCAGTTCTTCGGTCGCCTCAACGCTCCGAAGTTCCTGCCGCTCGAACTCTCGAACGATGCCGAAAAGGATAAGGGATATCTTGATCGGTCGGTTTGGCAGATTCGTTTTGTTGAATTGAATCTTGATTTTGTTATACAGTTCCACAGTTTTCTCGCAGAAGTAATTTCCGCTGTTCGGGAAGAACTGCTGTGTGGCCAGCTGCGTTGTTCCGTTGTACCACGTGATATTCAGGTCGCTGCAATAGTCCCCGGTTTCCCCGTCAAATTTGAAGTAGATGCCGAGGGATGTAAACTGCCCGTCCAGGGATATCTCAATGGTAGGCGGTGTTTGGAAGGTACAGTCTGCGCCGCTCCGAGGTGTCGACCAAAAGCCGACTGGCTCAGATTTTGGCTTGAGCTTTCTAGTTCCGTTCAGCACCCATTGATTCTGCTCTGTCGTTGCCACTGGCCCCTCGAATGCCCCGAAGGGCAGCAGCGAGGTTTTTGAAATACCCATAGCCTCGCTTGCTGTCACACTCGCAGCTGCCGCAGAACCGACCGCAACGTCCTCATACACAACTTTTACGCTCATAGCGGGGTCCTCTTCGGCTTCATCGCGACAAAATTAAATGTAAGGTTTCCCCATTCGTTCCTCTGCCCGTAAGCCGTCAAAAGCTCATCGTCTCCGTTTGCCACATACGCCTCGAAGGTCAATGTCCCTTGTGCATACGGAACGGTGAGGGAATGGCTGTCGACAGGCGCGGAGATTGCTTCATAGAACCTGTCGTATTCCGCCGGGTCAGTTCCAACCGGGTCAAGCTCCACGCTGTAGTTGTAAAACGTACCGATGATGTCGCGCACCATCGCGCCGGTCATCACGCGCCCCGCATTATCGCCGTCCAGAACCGCAAAAGAGCGTTTCAGACTGGTTACATGCAGGTTCGGATACGCCGTTCCGTCGAGGGTCAAAACACTCGTCATGCTTTCACCCCCGCAAGCCTTACGCCTACACGCTGCGTCTCTTCGTTGTTCGCCTTATAGACAGCCCGTGCAAACTCTCTGCCGTTGAGCTGCAAGATGATCGTCTGCGACCGTCCGCCGGATTCGTTCATAGCCTGTTTGAATGCCTGCACCATTGTCTCAAGCGGCGTTTCGATGTTCGTTCCGCTCTTCTGGTCGCCCAGCACCGCCATAAACTCCCGGTTCGGAGGGATGACTGCGCCTTCTGCCAGCCTCGGGAGTGCTACTTTACTCACCGGTGGGATATTAAAGCCAAACGATTTGCCACCGATAACCGGCACCCAATCCGGAATATCAATGTGAATTTTATTCAAGCAGGAAATGAGGAAGTTAATTCCATCAATGATTCCGTTAATTGCCGCTTCGAACACGCCGATAAAACCGTTTAAGGCATTCTTTGCAAGGTTTGCCCACCATTCCGACGTAAACACGGGCGCAATGTTTTTATCCCAGAAGCTTTTTACCGCTGCCCAACAGGATTTGATTTTGTCTATAATGAAATTCCAATTTGGGGCAATCGCCGCTGCAAGACTTGCACCGCCTGCCGCCAGCAACCCAAGACCAAGAGGAATTCCGGCACCTGTAAACAGGAGAACCGCGCCAAGCACAAGCAAAGATACGCCAAGTAAAGCAGTTATTACGCCGAGCGGACCGCGCAGTTTGCTTTGAATCGTGTCCCAGTTTGCCGTGATTGCTGCCCTCAATCCAACTGCCCCCGCTGCCATTAGAGCAATACCGAGTGGAATATTTGCGCCGGAAAACGCTAACACAGCGCCCAATGCAAGCAATGCCGCGCTTACAAGCGCTGTTACAACTCCTATTGGTCCTTGCAATGCCTGTTTAATGCTGCCCCAGTTAATTGCTACAACAGCTGCAAGTCCAACAGCACCCGCCGCCATTAGTGCGATGCCAAGCGGTAAATTTGCACCGGAAAACGTGAGAATCGCGCCAATGACGAGCAGCGCCGCACTCACAACTGCCATGATTTCGTAAACATTTTCCTGAACAAACTTTTTAACAGCGCCCCAGTTGATCGCAGCGGCTGCGGCAAGCCCAGCTACGCCCGCTATCATAAGCCCTATGCCAAGAGGCACATTTGCCCCGGTAAACGTCAAAATTGCGCCAATTACCAGCAGTGCACCGCTTACGATTAGCGTCAGTTCCGTGATAACCGCCTTTAGTTCTGCGACTGGTCCTTCCCAATTAGCGGCTGCTACAGCTGCAAGCCCAATAGCGCCCGCGATAATCAGTCCTAAACCGAGAGGAACGTTTGCACCGCTGAATAGCAAAATGGCGCCAAGTGCCAAAAGCGCCGCGCTCACAATGGCTGTGATTTTACCGATCTGCCCTTGCAGCAGTTCAGCGATTCCGCCCCAATTTTCCGTCACAGCATCGTAGATTGCCAACGCTCCAATTGCCATCAACGCAAGCCCGAGCGGAATGTTTGCGCCGGAGAATGTCAAGATTGCACCAAGCGCCAAAAGCCCTGCACCAAGAAACAGTTCCGTAATCGCGGTGATCTGGTCTTTGATTTTAGATGCGAAATTCGGTGCAATCCCACCAGACGCGCCAGCACCTCCGATGCCGCCCGCGCTTTCGTCCGAATTGCTCGACAGCTGATTGATTTCGTCAAAGCTTGCCATCGACTTCCCAGCTTTTTTCGCCGCGCTCCCGACGCCTTCTAACGCCTCTTGCTCGTCATATAGAGACTTTGCAGCCGCTGCCGACTTTTCGTAAGTCGTTCCAAAAATCTTAGACACGATCCTAGCCAGCAATGTTATGATGCGAGTCAGTACGTTAGCGAGCGTTATAAACGCCGGAATTACGACTTGAAGAATCGGTTGCGCCAGCGTCAGCAACGCGCCTTTCAGTCTTGCGACCGCAGCCCGTGCCTCCTCATTTTTCATGATTGTTTTCCCGAGCCAAGTCCGTAAACTTTGCAGTGCCCGAGTAATCAGGCTGAAAACAAGAACGCGCTTAAAAAGCCCGGAAACACGCTTACTGAACGTGTTCATGCTGTCGGAAACCTTCTTCGCGGCGGTCTCCATTCGCTCTGTCGCGCCGCTTGCGTTTGTGATTTGCTCCGTGAGTTCTCCGGCTTTTTGCTTCGCAGCGTCCAAAGCAGAAGTCTGCGCGATCACTTTGTCCGTGATTTTTGCATATTTCCCGTCCAAACTCTCAACGATCTTGTCCTGTTCTTTTAAGATTGCTTCCTGCTCTTTGATTTGCGCTGCGACTTCCGTCTGCCGCCCGTATGCTGTGATATAAGCATCCGGAGACGCAGACACCTCGCCAGACGTGATCTGCCGAAGCCGCTCAGATTCCGCCCGCAACGATTTCAGCGCATTTTCTGCCTGTTTTGCAGATTCTTTCGCTGCGTCAAGCTGAGATTTCAAGCCACTCTGCTCACCGGTGCTTTTTTTCAGATCAGCTTCCATCTTGTCGATTTTCGCTGTCAGTTTATCAAGCTCCTTCTGCGCGTTTTTTGCGTCGACCTCTGCTTTAACAACGATTCTTCCATCTGCCATTTTCTCACCACCTTATTTTGAAATGCCCCATGCGGCCAGAACGTCCTTTTCGGACTCTGTATACGTCGTTTTCAGATCGATAATATCCCTGTTTTTCCGGTAGAATTCCCTGTCCTGTTTATCCAGAGACTTCCCGTGCGCTTTTTTATCGCGTATGCGGACAACTTGAGCAAAGAGACAGTCACCGATCTCCTGATAGAAGCTCAGAAACGAGTACCAGTGTAGATATTCCAGCGCCCGCACCTCACACCCGGCAATCCGGTTGATCGGAGCAATAATGATGTCAAAATCCTGTTCCCACGACATCAATGCAGGTTCGTGTTTCTTCTCTTTCCGATCTTGCCCCCGGTCAATAAACCGGAAGCATTGATTTAGGGCCTCCTGATAGTCTCCTGGAGGCATTTCGTCGAAACCGGGATAAAAAATCTCTAGTGCCGCCTCGGCCTTGAGATGGTCATCCAACTCGTTATCGGTAAGAGCGGTGAGGATATCCAACACCGCTCTATAGTCCGACCGAATTCCGTATTCTGTTCCGTTTACATCAACCGAGGTCGGCAGCGACCAGATTACTTTTTCCATCGCTCCGTATACTTCTTGATTCTCGGGTCAGTAAGTTTCTTCTGGCGGGAGAACGTCGTATCGATCTGATCAATGACGGAAAGCATCAGATTGCACCAGACAGGAAGACCGTCGGCCATTGCATAGACGTTCATCGTGCCAAACAGGGGCGCGCAGATCGGCTTCCCGAAGAGTCCATCCAGCATGTCGCGCATTTCTTGGTCTCTACGGCGCGCAATCTCAAAAATTTCCTTTTTGTCTGCGCAGCGCTCAACTTCTGCCTTGTACGCGTCCTGCTTTTTGTCCAGTTCTTCAAATGTGTTGTAAATTTTCTCTACAACTTCGCTGTCCGTAGGGTTGAATTCAATCGTCACAGCGTCGTTGATGTTAAACGCCACTATGCCGGTGTCAAATCTAATTTCTGCCATCTATTGCTCCCCCTTATTCCGAATCCGCTGTAAATGTTACCGTGCCGCCAGCGCCGACCGCCGCCGTGCCCGTGGTTCTGTTGCCGCCAAGCGTGACGTCGATAGGCATGCCGACATAGCCGCCGCCTTCGCCGCCGAGACTCGAGGGCTTGACCATCGTCGCATCGTACCGTTCGGCGAACGCCGCTGTCTTGGCCGTTCCCGCGTAATGGTGGACGATAAGCACATCCTGGTTCGCAAGAGCTGCGGCGTCCTGATCTTTGACCGCAAGGTTCCAGATCTTCGTAAGCGCAGCGTCGCCCGCGTCGAGTTCGCACGGCTCAAAGCTCTGCGTAATGATCGGCTTCTTCATTGTTGTTCTGGTCGTGCCGAGGATATCCTTGCTGGAATCCTCCTGCCAGTCGTATTCCATGCTCGAATCCGTGACGCGCGTCCCAAGCGGCGACCACACGGCGGCGGAATCAGTGCCCGTATTCACAAAAAGAATCAAAAGTTCTCTGTCTACAGGCTGCCCAGCAACGGTGTTAAAGGTCATATCTGCCATAGTTAAATCACCTCATATTTCATCTTCATTAAGATTTGATGGTCTTCCCATCCGTCCTGATACACGGCGAATACCGCCGCGCGGCTGACCGCTTCCATGCGACGGACACGAACGCCATCTCCAAGAGACGGATAATTCTGCATCGCCCAATCCCCGAAGCGGTTCAGTACCGCATCAGCTTTCAGACGCTTGTCGTTACTCCCGCCCGGCTTGATACGGGCTATGATCTTGAACTGGTATTCTGCCTCATGCCCGCCGAGCAAGTACCTTTTTGTGATGTACGCACCTTGAATCACAGACAGAGCCACGCTTGCGGAATCAGCGGCGAGGAACTCATAATTGATGGTTGCAGCCGGGAGATCGTCATCCGAAAACGAGTTTACCCAGACCATCATTTTTCTGGATATGTCCTGTTCTTCCTCGGAAGAAACAAGCTTTTTTTCTTTTTCAGAGCCCATTTTTCACCGCCTTATCTGCAACTCGAATCCATTTGTCAAGATTCTCAGCCTTTGAAGCCTCGAACCAGTGTGATTGTGCCTGCGCGTGTCCGGATGTCGTGAACACAAGATTTTTGTCTGTCAGAACCTTCGTCCCGCCCTTTGGCGCGTATGTGCTGCCAGTCTCCGGGCCAACCATGACTTTTCCGTAATACAGAAATCTTGCATACGGTCCCGGATAGATGATCGCATTACCGTCCACCTGTGTTCTCTGGTCGAGAGAGCCCGTCAGGAACGGCACATACGGGCTTGTGTCCTTTTCTACCTGTACAGCAACAATGTGTTCGGCTTTTGTACAAGCCCGTGCTATAGCCTCCTGAAGCTCGTCAAAGCCGTCGGTTTTCACACTGAATTTCAGCATCATGTGCCTCCGACCTGCCAGTGCCGCATGGAAGGACTGCCGAAGTCCTTCATGTCCACCTTTGTCACTTTGTACACATCGTCGTAAAACATCTCAATCTGTTCTTCCGTCTTGTCCGGCTCGACTACTTCACCTTTCACAAAGAAGGTAGTGCCTCCGTTACCGTCCGTGGATAGCGTCCAGATTTTGCTTTTATCAGTTGCTCGCCAGAACTCTTGCGGTCCGACATAGCGCTTCACCGCGCCTGTCACGCCGTCTACGGCTGGCGAGGAAAACGGAATGTACAGATTCACCGCATCTGCGCCTTCAAGCCCGCTCGCGCGGACATTGGCAGCTTTCGACGCTTGGAGCATTACGCCGCGAATCACTGTGATATAGCGCTTCTGCGTGTCATTGAAATTCTGGTCTTGCTCCTGCGTGACGTTATAGATGGTTACAGTGTGGGGGGCGTACATGCAAAACACCTGCCTCTGTAGAGAAGCCCGGTATGGGCTAGATATTCACGTGCTACGCTTGCAAGGGCGTTCTTCGCCTCGGAAGCCGCTTTCAATGCAGCTACGGAAGAATCGCCGCCGCTGCGAAGCGTCCGGGAATAGCCGCCTACAGTCTCGCTCTGCAATTCTCCTTCGTCAGATGCAAGCCCGGCGGACACATTCTTTCTGGCAAGCTCCTGTGCCGTGTCGATCAGCATATACTGGTCGACTAAGGCGCAGCAGCACATTTTCATAGCATCCAGCTCTGCAAAATCCTTTGCTCGGTTTTGCGTGTAGTAGTCAAGGAAGGAACTGGCGCGTGTCGCCAATCTGCAAAAGCTGTCAGCGTCTACCGTTCCCTTGTAGATATCGCAGTAGTACTCATAATCGGCGTATATCATTGCGCCAGCTCCTTTCTGTTACGAACCTACCGTCACAGTGGCCGTTCCGGTCTTCGTGCTGTCCTGCTTGGACTTTGCGGTAACGGTAATGCTCGCGGACGTCTCGTTGGAAGCGACCGTCAGGATACCGTTTTCCGAAATGGAAGACTTCGCGCCGCTCTGGCTCCACTCGACATCGCCGCTCACGATGCCTTCACCAGCAACAGAAGCCGCAAACGCCTTGCTCGCTCCCTTTTTCACGGTTGCAGTAGCAGGGGATACAGTCACCGTAGATACTGTGCCAGCCTTTCCATAAACAGAGAACGGGAACGGGTTGGCAATGTCAACGTTGTACGCATTGACCGGGTTCGCGATTTCCCAGCCGAGACGCATGACCGCACGGAGAGCGACCATATCGTTCTGCATGAGGTTGTAGGTGATTGCCTTCGTGCTCGGGTCCTGAATGACACCCTCGGTGAAGATCTTAAAGGTCATGTCCTGACGGATGGCGTATACCAGCTGCGTCCAGTCACCGACGATCATCTGTGCCTGTGCCGGGTCAAATGCGCCGTTCATCGGGAAGTACATATCCATGCCATCCAAACCATAGCGCGTTGCGCCCTGCATGTCGGACTTGAAGATGGGCTGACCGGTCGTGTCCTTCAGCCCGCGCAGCTTGCCGCGCATCTGGATTGCGGCCATAACGCCGTTCGGGTTGAAGCCGTCAAGTTCTACCTTCGCGATAAGACCGCCTTCGCCCATGATGTCGGTAAATACATCAGAGCTTGCCGCAACTCCGTTACCAGCAGCGATAGCGGAAGGAACGACGCCATCGCGCCACGTGGTGGGCTTGTTCGTGCCAAACAGGATGGCAGCGTCAATTACCTTGCCGAAAGCTTCGGTCAGTCTGGGTCTTACCTCGCCCCAGATGTCATAATCTGCGTCATCCAGTGCTGCTTCGGGGATGGGGACGATAACCGCGATTTCCTCGGCATAGATTTTCTTCTTGTCCCACGCCATCTTCGTGGTCTGCTTGAAAGCCTCACCGGCTCCGGCATCGGTCGCTTCGCCGTTGACGAAGTACGCAGAGGGAAGCGCGTCGAGGACGTTGATGGTCTGCGTCTTGCTGGACATATTCGCCAGTCTCTTACCCATGCGAAGGACTGCGGATTCCGCGATAGCGCCCTGCATGATCTCGCGGGTTACGGGTTCCGGGATAAGCCCGGAAAGTGCATTTCTGTCAATAATATTCGGCATATGATTCTCCTTTCGTTATTTCAGAGCGCCCCGAATCAGGGCGTTCATCGTGCTGTTCATGTTTGTTTCTTTGGTTCCACCGCCTGCCGGTGCTGTCCAGTCGAACGTCGCCTTCTTGCGGTTCGCTGTAAGCTCGTCGACAGCCTGTTCGAACGTGATCTTGTCAGTGACCATCTTTGCAGCCTTGAATGAGATAAACTCAGCGTCCTCGCCGCTCAAGCCCTTGCTCAGGACGTATTTGTCCCGTTTGAGCTGTTCGGTCTCCGCCTGCAAGGCAGTTAAAGCCGCCTTGCTGTCTGCAAGGTCTTTCGCCTGTTTTGCCTGCCGTTCCTGTTCGGTCTGCTGGCGGTCTTTCCATGTCCGGTATGCGGTGATCTCTTCCTCGCTGGGGTATTTCTTCCGTTCTCTGTCAAGCCTCGACTGAATCATCTTGTCAACGTCAGCCTGCGTGAACGTCCTTTCCTGCTCTTGCGCAGTGTTTTCCGTGCCCTGCACGTTGGTTTCTTCTGCCATAAAAATCTCCTTGTTTAACGTCCTGTCGGACAGTGTTGATAAATAAAAAGAGCCAACCGACTGCAAATCGTAGTCAGCTGGCTCCAATTGCCCTTTCTCGCGCCCAATTACGCGGGAGAGTTGTATTTTATTGTCTTTTTGACCTCTAAAACGATGTATCCATCGCCTTTTCGGCGTATCTCAACGTCATTCCCGCGTTTAAGAATGGCATCGGCGGCTTTTTTCACTTCATCCCAGTCCATATACCTTTGTCCTTTCTCGCTGCTCCGGCAGCCCCGCCTCCTTGCTGAACCTGCTATATTCTGCGTTCATCCGCCGAAGCTTTATGTTCGCGGCGGTCGCGTCCTCGGAAAGCCCAGCTTCTTTGTATGCGTTTCTAAGCTTTTTCTGCGCGCGGATTTGACGCTCTATGCGGCGCTGCATCTGCGTCGCTTCATAGGCTGTGTAAGTCTTTCCGTCAAACGTGCAGCCAAGACCATCGTCGATATGCTCGAGCTGTTCGTCTGTGTAAGTTCGCTCCGAAACTCCCGGAACAAACGGGTATTTGTGATGCCTACAGTTTGCACCTGTCAGACCGTCAACATATCCGTAACCGGTCGTTTCCACAAGGTCATCGTAAAGCCCCAGCGGGTCAGGTTCGCCGCTTTCGCTCTGGTAATAGACTTTCCCTTGCCAGTCCTTGTGGCTCGACCACGGCGAAGCACCCGGCTTGTCCCGCGCCCCAGAGTGCGCAGACACTTCAAAGTATCGCGTTTCTAGGTATTCTGCGCTTTGGTTCGTGTACTGGTCGCAGATCTGATTCACGCCGGTCATGACAGCTCTCCGAACAGCAACGTCGATGTTGTCAACGTGTCCGCTTTCGTAGTTCACGACTTTCAGTCCACCTGCAAGCCGTTGCACCGCAGACTTAATTGCCTGATTGTAGCTGATAGCCCCGCTCTGGATCTGCATAACAGCTGAATCCAACGCCCACTGATATGCACGCGCAGGCGGGAGCCTAGTCCACCCATTGTTTACCAGAAAGCCCATAGACTGCGTGATATTTCGCAACGTTTGCCGAGTTTGTTCGTAAACCGCCCACGTGTCTTCTACGCTCACCAGCGTTTCAGGCTGTGTCAGCCCTGCCATGTCAATAACCGATGTGTAATACTTCTGGTTTCTGGCAATAACATCGTCGAAAAGCTCCTTGAGCTTCTTCTCGCTGATTCCAGAGGTCTTTCGGATTGCTTTTTCAATCTCCTTCGTGTCGATGCCGTGCGAACGAAGCGCCCGGATTGCCTGAACAGTCACTTCGTTCAGCTGGTCTTTTAGCGCAAGCCTACTGCATATTTCATCGAGAAGCGTATCTTCCAAGCCTCGGAATAGTTCAGCAAGTTCTTCTGGAAGTGCGTCTAAAATGGCAGGTGAGAACGGATACTTTTTCACCGCCCATCACCTCACTCTACCTCATTCTCCGGCTCTTTAACAATGTCCTGCGCCTTCGGCAGCGCCGCCTTTGCTGTCGCCTCGTCCTCGTTCATCCACTTCATGCGGAACTCCCAGTCATTCATGATTCCGGCGCTTAAAAGCTGCATATCGCGGGAGAAGTCTGTAGCTTTGTCTTCGATGATGGAATCGTCAAAGTCAATGCTAATCTCCACGTCTTCATTCAGACCGGCATTCATCACAGTATTCCCCAGCCGAAGCAGGATGCGACACAGTTCCACCAGTGCTTGCTCCAGCACTATCTCATGCTTTTTGATTGTGCGGAACATGGTGGAGTTTTCGCTAATTACCTGCGTGGCCGTTGCTACGCTGCCGCCGTCAAAGCGGTAATAGGTTTCGCCGAAACCGCATTTGCCGGAAAGAACGTTCAGTTGGTCTTGCAAGCCTACATTCAGCTGCTCAGTTCTGAGTGTCGGAGAAATCGTCTCTACCACGTTCCCTTGCTGCGTGTCCTCCGGAAGCAGATAGAAACGCCGGTCGTTGTCATCAAGCGTCGGTTCGTCATCTTCCCACCTTGTGGCGGGCATTTTGACCATCATCATCATGGGGCCGTTCTCGAACTCATTGACGTAGCAGTCATAGGCACAGTCAACGCCGCGCAGAACATCAATCGCGTTTGCGTACACAGGGATACCAACCGGAAGCAGGTAGTCAAGATTGTTTGCGATGTTCGGTCTGTCGATGACGAACTGCCTCTTGTCGCTTCCCGTATGTACCACAGGGGGGATTCGCTCAAAGCCCGGAACATCGGTGAGCAGTGCGTCGGCAAGCGTTTCGTTTTCGTATCGGTAAATGCTGTTCTCGATGACGTAAAGTCCGTTTTCGTCTTTCCGGTGAATCTGCAAATACAGATAGTTTTTTCCAGCCCGTGTGACCACGCTGTCAAAAGCACACTCTGAAATAAATCCATTCTGCCAAGCCAGCGGAAAAATGTGCTCAATGGTCACATAGTCAAGAGCGATACCGGAAACATCGCCCGGAACGGTCTCTCCGCTCTCGTTGACCGCTTGACCGACCACACGAGGGATATATGCTACAGTTCCGAGTGCAGATTTCATTTCCTGCATTTCGTTTGCCTTGACCGTGAAGTTGTTCTCCATCAGGACGCTATCAACGAACGCCTGTTCCTTCTGCCCCTCAAGTGTGATCTGGACTTTCTCATTCATCAAGAGGTTTGCCCAGTCCTCACAAACCTTTTTCGCCATACCGAGGCTTGCACGGTTGCACTTTGTCCACTTATGCCCGTTATATCGCCGGTACTGATGGAACCCCTTGACTTTGCCGACGTACCACGACTTCCAAAGGGACACGTATGTATAGAATTCCTCTGGGATTGTCGTATACCCGAGTTCCTTTAATTTATCGATAACCGTCATGCAATAACTCCCATTCTACGGCTCACAGGCTCTAAGGCGTACCTTGTCGCATCAATCAAATGATTGTTTGCGTCTGGGTATCCGCTGATTATATCGCCGTCTTTGTTTCTTTCATATTCGTAGCCCACGAACTCATCGTAGGCATGTGGCGTCCGTTTTCTATCAATTACAATCGTTCTTCTCTGCAAGAACTTCATGCCGTATTCGACCGAGCCGGGTCCCTTGACCGCCTCATACGCAGGCAATCCCATTGCCCGTAAGTCAGCCACGCTCTTTGGCTCCGCGCTGTCACAGATGACGCGCACATTGCCATATCCGCGCTGTTTGATTATTGCCGCGCTCTGCTCGTTCGAAAGCTTATTCTGGTATATCTCGTCAAGCAGGTAAATTGTTTCCCTTGCCTTGTCGTAATGCAGCCGGATAAATGCAAAGGGGTCTGGGAACCATCCGAAATCCACGCCCTGATAGATTTTATCGAATCTGGAAACTTCTTCGTCCGTGATCTCCCGAAGTTCGAGCCTGTCAAACACATTGCCGCCGGTCCCAACCGGGATACCGAGGTATTCATGCTGATACGCCCGCTCGTCAGTGGCTTTCAGGTGTTCAGCCTCGTCAATAAACTGCTGCCCCAGCCATTCAGGCGGTGCTTGCAGATATGTTGACTTGTGGCACAGCCTGTCCGCGCGTTCTTCCAAGCTGTCTTTGTTTGCCCAGTTGTCCCGGCTGATCGGCGGGTTATAGCTCTCAAAGTTCCAGAATTTAGAGCCGCCACGCATTGTTGACTGCAAAATCGTTCGTATTTCGGCGCGACCGGCGAACTGGTCTTTCTCTTCAAAGTGCGTCACGGCAATGTAGCCAAACGGAACCTTGATGGACTTTATCTTCATGGGATCGTCAGCGCCCCGGAACATGATTTTCTGCCCGGTAGGCTTGTAGATCAGCTCCATCGGGGAAACCTTTGCTTCCCAATATGCCGCCATGCCAAGCTCTCCGATTGCCCATATGTACTGCGCATAAACGCTATCGCGTATGGTATTCGCAACCTTTCGCAGCACAAGCGCGTGTGTGTTTGGGTTGTTTATCAGCAGCAGGGGAACGAGTACAGACACAGTGGAGGACTTCAACGACCCACGCCCGCCACTAAAATCGTAGTGCGTGTGACCGTGCTGAAACACGTCACGCGCCACACCGTAGAACGCAGAGCCTATTTTTTCAGACAGGCGGATGTCAGACATCAATTATCACCTTGACGCACTCTGTGTTGATGTTTTGCTCCACAACGTCTTTCTGATCGAGGTACTGTTTCCCAAGCCAGATAGCCATAGACGCATTCTTTTCAGCGAGCCTCCATTGCATTCTTCGCAGAGATATTTTCCCTTTACCCCTCTTTTTTGCGAATACTTCGGAGAAATGCTCCCCATAAGTTCTCTTGCACCATCCGTCTAAGGTTTTATCGCTTACATCAAGCGCGTCGCAGATTTCCAGAAGGGTACATTGAAGCCCGCACAGCGCCTCGAACTGCTTCATGTCTATTTCTTTTCTCGGTCTCCCCATAACCGCCCTCCTTTCTCCTCTGGCGTTTGATGAACTTCTCCATGTCCCGCTTCAAATACGGGCTGGTTGTTTTGTCAATAATTCCCTGTGCCTCTTCAACCGTCACTCAGAAGCACCGCCTTATCCCCTGTGAACTTCTCCCAACGATCAATGATTACATCGGCATACTTTGGGTCAAACTCCATGCAATATGCATGCCTCCCGTTCTGCTCCGCTGCCATGATCGTTGTGCCAGAGCCAGCGAACAGATCAAGAACATTCTCTCCCGGCTTGCTGGAACATTGCATCTGGTAGTCGAACAGTTTAATCGGCTTCATGGTCGGGTGCTCCGCAGACTTTACCGGCTTATCAAAATTAAGCACCGTTGTCTGCTTTCGGTTTTTGAAGAAGTAATGCTTCTTGCCTTCCGTCCATCCGTAAAGGCACGGTTCATGCCCTTCCTCTTCGATTTCGCTCTCGCCATAGAGGCAAGGTTCATGCTTCCACTGGAAATCCTGTCTCCCCATCACAAGGGAGTTCTTCACCCAGATCAGGCACTGTCTGACGCGCAGCATCGCGTCTTTACACGCACCGCGAAAGTTATACCCTTCACTGTCTGCGTGCCAGATGTAGAACGGGGCACCTGGTTTCATGACCATTGCTGCATTGGAGAAGGCATCCGTCAAAAATCGCCTGAATGCTGTATCTTCCATGTTGTCGTTTTTGATTTTACCGGCGGCGCCCTGATAGTCCACATTGTACGGCGGGTCCGTGAGAAGCAAGTCCATCTGTGCCCCCCCTACGAGCTTCTGTACGTCTGTCAAAGACGTGCTATCCCCGCACATAAGGCGATGATCTCCAAGCTGATATACATCGCCAAGTCTGCTCTTATGCTCTGCCGGAAGAACAGGATCATAATCATCCTCCACAACGGAATCGTTCAGCTCGTCGCGAAGTCCCCAGTCAAAGTCAAAAGCCGACAGGTCAAGCCCCGGCAGTTCGACCGACAGCAGGTCAAAGTCCCAGTCGCTCTCGTTGCTTTTGTTATCTACCAGCCGCAGGGCGTTCACTTGCTCCGGTGTCAGATCATCTACGCAGACGCACGGCACTTCTTCCATGCCCAGCTTCTTTGCCGCCAGAGCGCGGCAATGACCGATTACAATCACACCGTCCCGATCAACTACAATCGGCTGAACAAAGCCGTACTGCTTGATGCTTTCTGCAACGTTGTTGATCTGCCGTTTATCGTGTTTCTTTGCATTCTTCCCATAAGGCGTAATGCTATCTAATTTCAAGCTCTTTACTTCCATTTCATCCCTCCTTATTCACCCTTCCAATCTTCCTTTTCACGCTCCACCGGATTGCGGCGTCCGGTGGAGCTAAGAAAAAGGAGGTTCCGCAGTACGCTGCGTAGCCGTAAGAAGGATGAAAGCGCAGAGGATACACCTCTACGCTCTCAACGATACACTATGTTTAAGGCTCTCTTACGCAAACTTTTGAATATAAACCACGTTTTTCTGCCACCAAGTAGATAAACTGCCTATGCCATTCCTGAGCGGTACGCTCCGAAACATATACCACCATAGCAGCGCCCTGTAGGGTATGTGTACGCTTCCAAAGAACCAAATCTATGAGCCGGAGGCGTTCCGACCCGTCGATAAGCTGTTTTGTTTCCTCGATTGCAGCTTCGACAGCAGAGATTTCATCCCGCGTCATAAGCGTACCGCTTTTGTAACTTCGTATCATCCACTTCGCATACCCCCACCATCCATAGCGCGGTTTGCTCACCGTATCAGCCCCCTTACTCTGTTCCGTCCAATATTTTCTTGATATCCTCTGCATTGATTTTGACAATATCCATTACAACGTCGCTCATAATGTTAGCGGCAAAAATAGCTTTGTCCTGCCCCGTCGAATTGAAATATCCCGTCTTTGTTGTCCCATCCTCCGCAGTAGCAACAATGCAGATCGATGAGGGCTTGAAATCTAACACAGTTTTTAGGGATTCTTCCAGCCAAGTGGAGTATTCCTGTTTTGTAATATCCCCCATCATCTGCCCGAACTCCCGAACCCATTGTCCCCGCGTTCCGTCTCCTCGAGCGAGCTGACCACTTCCAGTTCCGGCAGGATGCAGGGCAGTATAACAAGCTGCGAGATCTTATCGCCCCTACAGACCTTGTAGGGCTTGCTTCCGTGGTTGTATAGCTTGACAATGATGCTTCCGGTGTAGCCGACGTCGATGACCCCTTCGCTGGTGATTCCGTGTTTGACATTCAGACCGCTTTTGCTCTTGAGAAATCCCACGGTGTTTTTGGGCAGCTGGACATGCACGCCTGTATCAAACAATTCGCTTTCTCCGGGATAGATGTAAACGTCGTCGCTCGCCGAATACAGGTCTAACCCCGCATCGTATTCATGCGCCCTTGTGGGCATGAACGCCAACAAATCTAAAACAATTTTCATTTTTCCCACCAATCCTTGATTGTATCGTTCCGTTCGAAAAACGGCTGAAAGAACGGGCCGCAGAGCTTCTTAAGGCTCGAGTCCAGCCGGTGAATTGCATCGTCGGATTCCTTCTTTCCCTGCCATGCCACGCCGTACTCTACGTCCAGCTGCTCCATTTTGTCCAGAAGTTCCTTTGCCTTCGCCGGGCTTTTGAGCATGCCCAGTTCATGCGCCGCCACAAAGAAAAGGTCCACCACTTTCTGCTTTCCGGCTTCCATACCGGCGGCAAAATAAGCCTTGTTGCTTCTGCGAATACGCTTTGCCAGATCGTTCATTGTGCTCATAGCTCCCCCCTCTCACAAGAAAACAGTTTCATCGGTGACTTGTCCATTGTCTGTGATTTCTACTTCCATTTCGTCAGATAATTTCACGCGGATTTCTGCCCGCTTTGCACGAAATGGCGCAAATGGCGAGTTATAGCAGTCGCATACAATGTATTCTCCATCAAAACGGAACGTGTTTTTGTGGCAGTCCTTGTACTCTGCATTCCTGTTGCAGGTTGAAAGCTTTGCCCATTGTCCCTTCCAGTCCGGAGCTTTGATTTTGTAATCAGGACACGCTTCCTGGAATGCTGCATACTTTTCCGGGAATAAACACCGTAGCTGATGCAAAAACATCGGAACGGTTTTGTCCTGATAATCCCGAATGACGCCGCCCGTCATTGCTCGTGGGATAAAATCGCAAATTCTCTTGATGTTTTCAGGCGTGAGTTTATCGGCGCTTATGTACAGTTTGTTTGTGCTAAAATGCGGGTCATCGCAACGGATTCCCCCGCCGAATTCCTCCAACCATATATAAGAAACGGTGAGAAAAGCGTCTTCTGCTATGCGTGTAATCAAATTGGTTGATGGATATTGCAATTTCCCATAAGCTGGATTTGTTCTGGCTTCTTTCTGAACCCGTAAAAATGCCTTTGACCGTTTTGTTCCACCATCCACAATTGTAATCTCACCGTTGGGGCATCTGACGCCAAATAGTGTTGTTACGCAAAAACACCTTCCATTTTTATAGGCAGAGCATTCCTCGGCGCGGTTACAGCGGATGTATTCCGCGCTTAACCTACAATCCCTGCTACCATCTCCGTATAAACGCGCGCAAATGCAGTTATCGTTCACAGTTTAATCCCCCTTATGTACTTATCGAAATACGTTGTTGCTACAGCCATCGCCGCCCACATATCTTTTGCAAACTTCGTACCGTTCACGTAAAAGAAACCGGGATTTTTTTTCGTGCCTACAACGCCGTATCGATCAATCAAGGCTTGCCGGATGTTTTTATCTTTCGCGCTCAAGCAGCCGCACAGGTACAGCTTTTCTTCTCTCCTGTATATCCTTTTCGGCTCATATCCGCCAGACCTCAACGCAATTTCCCAGAATCGACCGACCCAAACGCAGGTGTCGAACACTTCCTGTCCTACTGTTTGCCCCATCCCCTGCACCATCTCGATTGCAACGTCTATGCAGTTTGCATAAAGCTTCCGGTCAAGCATATCTGTGACTGCCGGGTTCTCGATTTTCCCGACCTCCAGCACGCGGCGAATTTCTTCTCCATCATGCTCTACGAGGACATACCCTGATTCTAAATTCCCGGGGTCAATTGCCAGAATCGTTCCCACCTTGCAGCCTCCTTCCGGTCTCGCACGGCTTCATCTCGTCGCAATCACCGTATTTCGCGCAATGTGCTGCAAACAGCCCCTTAAATTCCGGGCATTTATAGATCACACGTTTGCACATCAGTTTGACGACAGCTCGCGTCTCTTTTGCCGCCAACATACATAGCCGCTTTTCAATGCAATCCGCCAGTCCGGTATGCCGTCCCAATACAGAGCCGTTCGCAAGCCCGTACTTTTCGGCGATTTTAACCGCATCTGTGCGCTTGATGTAATCAGTCATAAGCCATACACTCCTTTACAATTCTGTCCTTCATCTCCGGCGGCAGCGCTTCAATTATTGGCATCTGTGATAGAATCTCAAGCTTCAAAAGCCTCTCAGCCTGCCGGTTCGTCAGCCTCGGTTCCCGCTTCTTCGGCGGCAGCTCGCCTTTTGCCGCTGCAATGGCGGTCGGGTTGTGCTTATGTTGACCCATCGTCCCGCACCTCCACGCCAGCCTCGCCCAGCAGGTCAGAAAGATCGGTGTCCACGCTGCTGCCAATAAAGTCGCCATTTTCGTCGTAGTGGTTGTACTCCGTAGTCGGTCGGGATTCTATCCCTGCAAACTCTTTTAAAAGCTTCAGATATTCGTCGTTATCGAAGAGCTGAGCCTGATAGAGTTGTCTCAACTGCGCTTTGGTTATACACCTAGCCATCCTTCTTGCCCTCCTCTGCACGCGGTTCCATCCATTTTCTAAGCTGCATCGCGCAGGAGCAGCAAAGCTCAACATCAGGTGATTCCTCATGGAACGCGCTTCGTACGTTTACATACGTCGCAGAGCTTGTGGGGTTTATCTCCGCCCCGCAGCGGTCACATACTCGTTTCGTTGCCATCCTTCTTGCCCTCCATCTGTTCAAAGTAAAACGTGATCGGTTTCTCATGCTCGACAACATTGCCGTAGGCGATTCCCACCTTGTAAATGTAGTTTCCCCTGAGCTTTCTGGGAATCTCTGCAATATACCGCCGGAACGTTTCCAGAGAATTTGCCCGTTTGTAGTGGTTGCACATCCGGCATGCTGGCATGAGGTTTGAAATATAATCCGTTCCGGCTTCTTCAATGCCCCACGCCCGCAGCGGATGAAAGTGGTCGACCTGCATATCCTTGATGTCGATAGCTCGTCCACAATAGGCACAGTGACCGTCATACTTCGCATAGACCGCTTCCCGTTTTTTCTTACTGAAACTCATACTCCGTCCACTCCTTCAAAATACCGTGTCCGTTCTTCCTGCGTAGGCCAGTCTGGGTCGAGGCAACGCTTGCGGCGGTTCCGTTTCCATCCGCTGTAAATCTTCGCATCGCGCCCGTCGATGGTGTACCCAACGCCGCGTTCTGCCCGGTTGTGAACCAGAAGTGGTCGCGGATAATTCGGATTTCGTGCCCTCAGAACCTCATACTCGCCGACAGGTTCTTCGAGTTTCCAGCCACTTTGCTTCAAGTATGCTCTGAGGTCGGACAGCATCCCGTGTCTGACCGTCAATCTGTTCTTCATCTGCTACTCCATTTCCCGCAAAGCCTTCTTGGCTTCTGCCTCCGTCAAAAACACCGTCCGACCGATTGCGTCCTCGCAGAATCTCTTCCGCCCGGTAATGTACGTCGTGCCGTCCCGGTCAATTCGGATTGCGTCCACAGTGACCGGCACGGGCTTTTTGGGGCGCGTGTAAAACATTTGGGACAGCCATACCGTATCGCCCGGGCGGATGCGCTTTCTGTCCATGTCCTCAAAATCCGCAAGGCGTTCCGCCATCTGGACGATTTCGCCAACCGTCGCACAACCCAATGCGTGCCCATTTACCAGAACACAATCTTCATTCCGGCTTGTCAGTCGCTCCATCGGCATCCTCCTTCCCTTGGATTTCCCGCAAAGCTTTCTCGGCTTCTTCGCGGCTCAAAAATACGGTCTTACCAAAATCGGAAAACCTATAAAACCTTGGGGCCATTGGCGTGTATTGTACTGCAATGCACCATCCGTCAGTGTTCGTTTCGATCCATTTTGCCACCATCGGCAATATGGTCTTTTC